TGCACCCTTTTCAGCGCCGGCGTCTTTGTCCTGGCCCTTGTCAGCGCCGGTTTCGGCATCTGCGTCGGCATCACCGTCGCCGTCTTCCTCAAGACCTTCGTCGATCGTGTCTTCGTCGAGCAGGCCTTCGCGTTCTTCGTCCGTCAGCATTTCGAGTTCTGCGGCATTTGGTTTGCCAACCATGGGAATGCTCCTTATGCGCCGAGGCCGATAGCCATGGCGTCCTGCTGTTGCTGTTGAGGTGGTCGTTGAGCTGCTTGCTGCTGTTGTGCGGCCTGCGCCTCGAGCGCGGCCTGCTGCATGTTCTTCTCGCCCTCAGAGCGGGAGACGAAACCGGATTCGTGCAAGATGACGTCGCCGATATCGGCAATGCCAGGCGCGACGATTACTGCGCTTGCCGCCTCGAGCGCTGACTTCTGCGCACCGACGTTGGCCGCCACTGTCTTTGCCTGGATGTCGTTAGCATGCGCCTCGTTGCGTGAGGCCTCAGACTGGATCTTGCGCAGCTGCGCCATGGCTGTCTCGATCGCGAGCTGCTGTTGCTGCGCTGCAGCCTGCTCCTGCGCCTGCTCTTCCGGTGTCGGTGGCTGATCTTCGGCATCAGGGTCTTTCATGTTGGTGACCTGACGGATGCGTTTTACGATTTCCTCGCGCTGCGGGATGTCCATTGCCTCAACGACCAGGTCGAGCAGCACGATCGCGATCTGGGGGTTAACCGGTGCCAGCTTGCCCAGAAGGTCGAGCAGCTCGGCGACCTGCGCCTGACGCACGGTGGCGCGCCAATCTTGCTCGTCGATGATGTAATCCGCCTTGGTTCGGACGATGTTATTTTCCGGCAGGCCATCGTTGACGGTCACATACTCCGGATTGCCGCGCATGTTCGTGATGCGGAATTGCTTCTCTTCCGACATGAACTGCTCGATGTTGGCGAGGATCTTCTCGCCGCGCACCTGCTGGGCAAACCGGTGATTGTCGAACAGCTTGGCCGTCGCGAGCGCGCCCTGCTCCTGACGGGCTTGGATGGCAATGCCTGATACCGCGTTGGTGCTCCGGCCAAGGTTCTCGTCGGTCACACCCCCGACCTGCTGCACCATCTGGATGTTGCGCGACATCAGCTCGAGGTGCCACTGGCTAAGCTCTCGATCGACGTCAAACTTGAATTGCTTGTTGGCGTTCACCTCGATGATTGCGTCGGGCTGTGCGATCTCAGTTCGCAGCTCTTCGATGTCATCGACAGCACCCTTGTCCATGATGACTTTGTTCGTCGACAGGATGTGCAGCGCTTTCGATGCGCGCTTGTTGATGTCGCTCTGAATGTCGCGGATGTTGCGAACCAGACCGTATGGCATGCCGTCGCGATCGCGGCGCTTGTTCCAGATCGGCGTGAACGGGTACCGATTGTGCCGGTAGATCGAAGGGGAGAGCCAGAGCATCCCCGCCGTGGTGAACAGCGCAACGTACATGCGCATGGTCGCCTTCTTGACTACTTCACCGTCGCCCTCGTCGATCGCTGAGAGATGACCGGGCGACATGTCGTCGTAAATGTCGCCGGCGAACGTGCCGCCCGAAATCTTCTCAGTCGTGACTGGCATCTTGAACCAGCACTCGATCACTCTGACGCGGTTACGCTGGTAGCCGGTGACGCGATCGGAAACGTATGTGGCGTCGCCCCTGCCCTGATTTTCCAGCTCTGGGCCGTCCATCGCCTCATCGCCATAGGCGTCGATCATCGCGAAATTGTCTGCGTCATCGACACTGCGAGTAAGCAACGACTTGCGCTTGGGGAAGATTGCCTGGGCGACATCGAGGTCAAGCCACTTCATGCGCATCACGTAGCGGGCGTCGTCGAGGTCGTATTCAGTTGCGGCGCTGTCCCACAGCATGTTGCGCCACGATTCGTAGCGGGAGAACAGCGGCTCTCCCTCGTCGTCACCCTGATAGCCGTCTTCCATCCAGCCGAGGCCGACCTTGGCCGCATCCTCGAATCCACGGCTGACGTGGAAACCACTGCGGTTGACGTCGCTCAGATACTTCAGCAGCTCGGACTTGCGCTGCGCAGGCTTGCCATCCTCTTTGCGGCGAGGCAGCACCTTGAAGTCAGTACGTGCGCGCTTTTCGGTACCGATGACCCAATCGACCGTCGTGGCCGTCACGTTGAACACGAGAGGCGACTGGCCGCGCTCTTGCAGCACAGCCGCTTGCTCTTCGGTCCACTGGATGTTGTCGTAGAAGTCCGCATCGATCGCCATGTCGCGGCGGTTCTCCGCCTGGCGGTCCAGCTCGCGGGTGTAGAAGCCGAGGAGCCGCTTGTGCAGCTGGGTATTCTTGCCATTGTCGAGCGCGTTGCCCGTCTGTGGCCGCTTCGACGCTGGCGTGTCTGCCGGGATTGGCGATTCGTACCGCTTCTTCCGCACCGATCCATCGTCAGCGTCGAGTGAAAACATTCTATTCCCTTATTTCGGCTTCGATCGTGCGCCCGGAGTTGGGGTCACGCATGGTGACTTCGGCCACGGTTTGCTGATCATCTGGCGTGTAAGGGGGGATAGACAGGAGGTCGCCCAAAAGGTCGGCAATGAACATTGCCAGCCGGATCACGGTGCGACGGTCTGTTGATAGGCCAAGGATGTTTGCGAACTGGAGTGCCGTTGGTGCGGCTTGGGCAGGGTCGCCGACTTCCTCTGACCAGATCCATGCACGGTCCATAGTGACCACGCACGGTGTCAGCCTGTCGTCATATTCCCTGTCCGCTGGAATAAGAACCATACACGGGCGGAATCGATCATCCATCCGTATCCAAGTACCGATAGCCATAAGGCCGTCTCTACGGAAAGTCCAGTGACGCTTATTGAGGTCCAAAGCTGCTGCCATTTCGATGCCTTTCAGAGGGTCATGGGGTCACGCGCTCGGCGGCGCGATGAGGAAGAAGAAGCGGTGACGGTGCCGCAGAGGCGTGCGACCTCGTCGCGGTATTGCGCCTTCTGGCGCAGCGCATCGGCGGCGTGCTGGTGGCCGTTCTTCGCCGGCGTCTCGGACCACACGCCCATGTTGGTGTTCCAAGACTTGCGATAGTTATCGAGGTGCAGGATGCCCTTCGCGCAGTTCTGCTCGTCGAAGACATAGTTGACCATGTCATCCTTCAGCGCGGGCATGCCGATCGCCATAAGATCAGTCGTTCGCGGAACGATGTGGACGTTCTTCAGGCCGAGGCCTTCGAGCATCTGGCGCGGCGTCTCGATGATGATAGCGCCTGGCCTGCGCTGGTCGCCGTCGTGCGGCAGGAAGTGATGTCCCCAGACGTAGCCGTGCCTCTGCATCTCGGCGATGACGTAGCTGTAGGGCTCGCTGCTGCACTCGAAGTAATTGATGAAGTGGTCCATCATGCCGACGGACTGGTGAAACCATATCGCGATGTCGTCATCGACGCCCAAATCCCAGAACGTGTTGACCGTGAGGTTTGGCCGCCAAGGAACGCGCGTGATGCGCCCTTCGCTTCTCGCTCTGGTGAGCTGCTTGGCGAGGATCACGCCGGCGGTGGAAACCTTGAACGCCTCTTCGACGGTCGATGGGTATTCCTGCCACATCATCTCGTCTTCGTCGGAATAGTCGTTCAGCCTGGTTGCGACATACCAAGCGCGCTTGCGCAGCGATATCTCGCGCCCAATCTCACGCTCCATCTCGTCGAAATACTTCTCGTCCTTCGCAGAGATTGTGATGCCGGTCGGATCAACCTCATACTCGTCAGCATCCCACCACGATGCAAAGTGCAGCCGGTATTGCAGGCGCGAGAGCTGCTTACCGGAATCGGCGTTGGCCTTCGCCTCCATCACCATTTTGTAGTAGGCGCCGTCCCTGCCCTTCGCCGTGCTCTCGATGAAGGTTATGCCCTGCCCAGCCGCTGCAAGCGCGCCGGTAACGATCTTCTCAGCCTTCTTCGGCGACTCGAAGCAGATGATGCCGAACTCGGAGACGTGCAGCCAATTCAGCGTGTCACCACGCGCAGACGTGGACACCTGTATCGAGGAGCCGTTGCTGAATATCTTTTCCGACACGTTGTCGGTTTCGATTGTCACCTGGTCGCGCAAGAACTCCGGCAGGCGTTCATACGCGAACTCAATCTTGTTCCGCATGATCTTGCTTGCGGTGAACTGGTCCTGCGCGATGATGGCGGCGCGCTGGTTTTCATTGAACAGGCAGGCGTCAAGGATCAGCAGCTGGATTACGGTCGAGAAGCCACGCTGACGTGCCTTCGGTACGATGTTCCGGTGCCAGATGCGCTTGAGAAACTTCTCCTGCGCCTCGTTCGGCTTGAACAAGACCGTCTGACCATCTTTGTCGAGGATGTAGTAGAGGTTTCGTATGCGCCAGTTCGGGTCTTTCAGGTTCTCAAGGAACTGCTCTTCAGTCAGACCGGCAAGATGCTCGTACATTACGCCTCATCTTCTTCGACGGGCGAGAATGCATTGGGCGTGGTGGCGCCCTCCTCGACAGGCACAAACGTGCTGCCGCCGATCTTTTTAAGGAACGAGCCCAGCTCGCTGTCCTTCTCGACATCGTGCTTGATGTGACGCACGTCGCGCCACGTTCCCGGCTTCCGGTTCTGGAGCCACCACATCGCTGCCTTGGTGTCTGGCGGCACATGCTCGATGATCTCGACGCGCTGCGCCTCGCCCTCGATGACGACGATCTTTTCGCTATCGAACGAATAGCCGGTGGCACGCTGAAATAGGCTGGTCTCGACACGCTTGTCGGCCTCGTCCTTGCCCAGCTCGAGCGCTTCGCGGAAGTCCGGATAGTCCAGCTTCCAGCGGTGGATAGTGCGGATGCTGACCTCGAAGGCCTGCGCGATCTCAAGATCGGTAGCGCCGAGGCTTGCGAGAGACTGAGCGATGGCGATGTTGCGATCTTCCCAGACCGTGGGCCTGCCGCCGTAATTGCGCGGGTCTGGCCGGAACGCGTTGCCGAACTCCGGGTGCTCTTCCTTCCACCATTCGAGCTCCTCGACGTCGATGCCGATGATGCCGGCGATCTCCTCATCCGAGACCTTGGCGAGGAACATCGTCCGCGCCAATCCGATGAACCGCTTGTCGTACTTGACCGCCTTGGGCTCTGGCTCTTTCGCAACCGCCGCTTTACGCACCTTCGGCTTTGCAACCTTGCCCCCAGCCTTCGCAGACCCGCTCCCATTCCGGGATTTCCGCTTTAGGGGTGACAAAACCTCATCCGACTTGCCAGATTTCTTCACTGCCATCAGCGTTTCACCTCAACGCACGATGGGCTGTCTTCGCCCAGGCACCAGCATGTGCGTTTCATCACCAGCCCGTGGCCGAGGTAGAGCTTGATCTCACCGGTGCAGTGACAACTGACACAGTCGCTCACTGGCCGAGACATCGGCTTCAAGAGGGCCAAAATTCTGCGAACTATCGAAAGCTTCCTCACCACGATCGACCTCCTGCCCTCGCTCGACGAGCGGCTTGAGCTGCGGCTGCACCCGATCCGGTTCTACCGTCCAGGCTGTTGATCAATCGATGCGATGCTGTGATTGGCGGAGGATCATCGGGAACGGCTAAAACCTGTTCCCTCCTTGCCCGCCTATCCTCAAACTCCGAAGAGCTATTATTATTCTTATATGGCTCTGGTACTGGTATTACAGCGCAATTGTTCAGCAATTGCTTGACTGGATCATTGAATTTATTGGATGTTTTAGGCTTCTCGCTTGAATTATCTTTCCGTTTCGATCCGTTTTCAGCGCGTTTTCGCGAGATTTTCAGCGAATTTTCTATCTCGCTCTCAGCGCGGTGATTGCTCAGTTTGCCGCCCACTGTGACGTAGATTTTGCGCAGCTGGATCAACTCGTCGAGGATGACCTTAGCCTTTCGGAGGGAGCAATTTAGCTCACCAGCGAGCCAGCGCTCGTTCCGATCAATTGGACCGCCCTCGTCGTAGATCAGGTCAAGGATCGTCGTGTATGCGCCTCGCTGCTCGAGCGTGAGCTTGCGATATCCTTGCAGCGCGTCGCCATGATACCGGCGGTGATAGGGCATGGTACGGCGGCTCATGCTGGCGTCCCTTCAAATGGCAGAGAAAGCGGCTCCTGGACCGGCTGAGGCGTCGGTACCGGATGATCGGGGTAGATTGGGGCGTCGGCTTCAGCGAACGATCGCTGGCGCAGCTGTCGGCAGACCGCGTGGGTAACTTCCTTGCCGGTGAGGTTCCAAGCCAAGGCGCTGATCATGTCGGGGCGCGTAGAGCGTGACGTGCATGACACGCGGTGCCTGTGGCACTCGGTCTGCAGCTCCGCTGCCCAAAGCATTTCAAGAAATTTTGTCGCGTGTGGAATTCGATCGAACTGCCGCAAGCGGTCAAATGACCAGCTTGTGCCGTCTGGGCTGTATTTTGACCACTCGCTCTCTGGCGGTTTAGGATACCGCCATATGTGTTTGTCATGGTTCCATCGACCGAAGAAAAGTGCATGGTTGAGCTGAGGAACCGACGGCCTGTCATCTTTCCAGTATTTCTCCCGAAAGCCTGCAAAGTGCTTCTCGTGCGCCGCAACGACGACGAAGTGACACACCTTGTTGAATGCGACCCACTGCTCGTCCAGCCTCTTCAGCACGTCCTTCCGGGACTTGATCTCTACGCCAACGATATGCTCGGTACCGATCGCCGCGACATCGATGCGGTTGGACCCCTGCCCCGCAACATTCAGCTCGTGAACGATACGGTAGCCAGGCAGAAGCTCGCGCAGGCGAGCGACGACAGCATTCCGGATTTCCTGTTCGTCAAGGGAGCGCGTCATAGCTTGCTCTCCAGATAGTGCTCGAGCGCAAGCGGCAGACCTTCCAAGGCGGTGTTGTAGCCATCACGATAGCCCTCCGGCTTCATGTCGACGACGTTCTCGCGGTCGAACACTTCCGCCGTGATGGTCCACTCCTTTGCGCACCACGCGGCAAACTGTTCGATCTCATGTTTCACCAGCTCGGCGACCGCTTGCTCTAATCTGTGGGACATGGCTGACCCCTGCTGACCTGCAGCGCCCAAGCGATGGCCTCGTCGCGGCTGTGAAGCGTCACGACGGGCGAACCGCGCCACTCGCTGGCGAAGGCTTGCTGATTGTCGTTCAGCGCTTTGCCGTAGCCAGTGCGGCCGGATTTGAACTCGACGACATGCGTCACGCCACGAAAACCGACGAGTGCGTCGGTTGGCTCATGCAGGAGGAAGACGGACATGCCGAGAGCTTCGAGCGCCTTCACGATGTCGGGCTCGGTAGCATCACGCTTGGCGTTCCGACGTGCCATTGTGGTACGCTTCTTGGCCTTGCGGAAAGGATCATGCGTCCGCTGGTTCACTCAGCAGCCTCCGCAAAGACGCGGCGGGCATTATGCTCGGCCAGAAGCTTGATCATCTTCGGCGGCACACTGTTGCCGACGAGCTCGTATTTCTGGGTCTTGGTGAGCCGCTTCTCCTTGCCGTCCAGGATGATCGTGTCCGGCAGCGATCCTCTCGGAAAACCGTGTGAAGCTGCGCCCTCTTCCGGCTCGAGCATGCGCATGGCGATGTCGGTCAGCACATACTCGGTGCCTTTGACATTGACCATAACGAGACCGTGCCGTGCCTTCTGCGTCAGCGCTCCGATAGGATCTTCGAGCGTCTGCTCGTACCCGCCATTGCCCGAATAGTAGGCTTGCAGGAATCCGAGAATGAGCCCGGCGTGGTTTCCGCCCGCGGTGATAGTTGCGCCTGGCTCTTGAATGTCCCGGCCATCCTTGTTGGTACCGCGCAGCGCAAGCAAGGATGCGGCGACGACACCCTGTTGAGAGCCGCTTGTCGTTATCGTCGATGCTGGCTCTTCTGCCGACCGCACATTGGCGCCGGCGCGTGGCCCGTCGTTGTGCTGGGCGAGGAAGGCCGAAACGACGGCGTGGCGCGGTTCGGTGACGAATGTCTGAAGTGGTTCTTCGACATCTCCGCCGCGTCGGAGCCCTTGCTCCCCACCGTAGTAAGCTTGGATAGCCGCAGCTACGAGGGCCGTCTTCCCTTGACCATCTGGCGTGAATACCGGCAGCGGCTCTTCAACATCAGCACCGACGCTTTGACCGAACTGACGCTGCAAACTGACTGCCACAACACCTTTGCCCGAACTCCCGGCCATGGTGCGTGCGGGTTCTTCTATGCTCCATTCAGAGACACCGCGGCCTTGCCCCTCGCCATGAGCCGTGTCGATAGAGAACGGCGCTAGAGTGCTTGCCACTAGCGCGTGGTTGGCTCCTCCGGCAGTGAATGCATGGGCAGGATCATCGGCACCGTAGAGCGGGTTGCGGGAATTTCGCATCACGCCAAAGTGCGGCACCGCCACCATCACCTCGCCACCTCTGGCCGTGGTGATGGTATTCAAAGGCTCATCAGCAGGCCGAGGCCAGATATTGGCCTTGGTGTGGGTGATAGGCACTATGAACGGCTTCGCCGCATCGACGACATAGCGCATCACCCCTCGGGCGGTTCGCCGCAACGTTGCTTCTGCAAGGCTCTTCTTGCGTCCGAAGATGGACCTGACCGGCAGCGTCCAGTCGATAACCTCATGAACACCACGCCATGGCTTGAGACCAAGCTTCTTCGCAAGTTTGCGGGGGGCATGGGTCCGCTCGGGCCAGACAACCGGCGAGCCGTCAGCCATAGCAACACCGAAATAGCGTGTGCGGATCGTGTGGATGCCGAAGTCTGCGCAGACCAGCTCCCGCCCTTCGAAGTTATAGCGCAGCCCAGCCATATGCTTCAGCCAGGCTTTCCAGATACGACTCTTGTGCTTCGGATCCGGGATGAGCCACTGTTCCTGCACTGGCACTCTTTCGCCACGGGCAGCGACGGAACCGTCCAGCCTCATAACTCGACCCGTCGTAGGGCAGCGCTTGGCGATCAGCGGTCCCCACGACTGGATTTCCTTCACATTCTCCAACGTGATCACTTCCGGCCGAACGGTTCCGGCCCAACGGCAGACAACCCAAGCCAGCGAGCGACGGCGCTTGGAAACGGGCTTACCGCCCTTGGCGACACTGAAATGCGTGCAGTCGGGCGAGGCGTGCAGAATGCGCACTCCCCTGCCCTTCGTCGCTTCCTTTGGGCAGACCTCGAAAACGTCGCAGCGCAGGTGCCGCGTGTGTGGATGTCTCTTTTCGTGGACCGCGACGGCGATCTTGTCATGGTTGATGGCAAGGTGGACGTGGAAGCCCGCCTGTTCCAGGCCATCACAGCCACCGCCCATGCCGGCGAACAGCACGACGGTCATACGATTGTCGAGGTCGAAGAAACTCGAGCGTAGATGTGCGTTCATCGCATCAGCCTCGCTGGTACCGCCGACCGCTCTGCCCTCGAGCCGGTGCCGACGGAAAGCGCGGCGTGGAAATCGCAGTACGGCGTCTCGAGCCGCGTCGCACGCGCGCAGAAGAGCGTCTTCTCCCTGTTCCCGCTAACCGGCCAACGGCAATCGCAGCGCTCGAGCTGATAAAGCTCTAGGTTTTTCGGTACCGGCACCGGCAACGAAGCGACCGCATGGGCCTCGGGCTGCACGGCACGGCGAACAGGCACCGCGTGTTCGACAGGCTTAGGTTTCGGCGCAGGCTTTGGCTTCGGTGTGATGAACTGCATGCCGCTGGCAACCATCAACGCCGATGGTCTCCTTATCTTCTTCTCGGCTGGTTTGGCTTTGCCTGTAACGCCGCCAGCTGTCGCCTTTGATGGCCCTGTCAGGGGAACCGTCTTTAGCTTGTCGGCATGACGGGCGTACATAGAGATGACAGAGCTGCGCGTAATCTGCACCTTGAACCGGGCAGTGAGCGCTTCAGCGATCGTTCTGCCAGTCCCTTTGGTTGAGGGGTAAATCTCGACGATGGCGACGCACCGCTCGGCAGAGGTCATATCGGTCCAATGGGCTGACATGTCTCACTCCATCCCCAGCGCGGCCATGTAGGTTTGGAGAATCGTCTCCTCCTCGATGCGCTCGTTGGCATCCTTCTTGCGGATGCGGATGATGGTGCGGATAGCCTTGGTATCGTAACCTCGGGACTTTGCCTCACCCATCACGTCCTTGATGTCGTCGCTGATGGCGGACTTCTCTTCTTCCAGACGCTCGACGCGCTCAATGATCTGGCGCAGCTCGGCAGCCGCGACAGTTTCAACCGTCGTCTCTCCGGTCTCGTCACGGTCGAATGCCTCTGTCTGAAGAGGATCACGGGCCTTGTGGGCCTTACCCATTGCATCGGCGGTCAATCGCCGCGCCGCGTCCTTCAATATCGGGGCGTGCCCCTTCTCAAGCGTGAGTGTTACGGTGTTCGTCACTGTTCGACCTCTTCGAGACTTTGCCTTGTTGCGAGACGTGCTTTTTCACGGCGAGCGATGCGGCTCGTCCTGTGCTTCAGCTCTGTTTCTGAAAGGATCCTGAGCCTGCCAAACGGCCTTGGCCTTGGCAGATAGACCGTCACGACGACACCTTCGGGCTGAGCGATCCGGGCCGAGAACTGACGGTTTCCGAAGGTCTCAAGTCCGAGGGCAGACGCGGCAGCCATGCCCTTCGTCCAAATAAGGCCCCTGACCTCTGCCACGGAGAAGCCAGCCGCATCAGCCAAGGCTTGCGCCTTCGCTTTTTCGGTCAAGAACTCCTGCGGTAGATCAATGAGCAGTATGTGTTGCACATAACGGGCAACGGCGTGGTAGCTGACCTTTTGCCGGTCATCCTCCGCGGTCTGGTGCATTTCGGTCCCCCTTAAGAAGGTTTTTGGCCTGCACCAGTGCGGCGAGTTGAGCGCGTGCCTTGACGATCTCATGATCGGGACGTTTGTTGCGACCCTCAGAAAAGCGCTGTATCCAGCCGCTCTTGCTTCGGATCATTTCGTCCAGCCGTTGCCGGATCTGCTCTACACTGAGGGATGGTGTGCGAGCCCCTGCCACCACCTCCTGCAGCTGACGTTCTTCCGCTTCGCGGATCAATGAACTGACTGAAGTCGATTGCCCTGCCATCACGCGACCTCGCCGAATTTGGCGCGCTCACGTTGAAGGCGCATTATCTGATCGTCGATTTCTCGACGACGCTCCAACGCTGCTGCGTCGTTCACCCAAACCGGAGGCGTTTCGAAGCACGCTGCGAGCAGCGACGGGCCGAAGACGGAAATAAGAAGCGAAAAATGATGCACCGACGGCTGTGATCGCCGGTGCAGCCAATTCTCGACACTGGCTGCGGGAATGCCCGTCTTTGCCTCGACGTGATGCGTCGTGGCTCGAGGGAACGTGCGCCTGAGCCAGGCTATAAGGCCTTCAACGTCGAACTGCGTTGCGGGGCCATACCCGCATTCCTGCGGGATTTTTCCTGCGGAACCGCCGCTACGTTTCGATGCAATGTCGAAACGTAGAGGTTCTTCTTCGGCGAAACCGAAGACGACCTGATCAAGAGGGGTAGAGGCGGTGCGGAGCGACGACAGGGCAATCAGGCGGCAAGGGTTGTTGCGGACAGAAACCGCGATCATGGCCTGTCGTATGTTCCGCAGGAACTGTGAAAGGAGGGAATTGCCCGAGGCGGACGCACTACCTGATGCCTCGGGACCACGGTCAACACTCGGCGGGAGTGCTGGCGAGGATGGGAATGGGATGACGGTCAAGGGCGCGCCTCCGACTTTGCATAACGGTTCTGGTCAAACACGTGACGTGGGCGGTGTCGGCAGCGGCCTTCCATTTCGTGCTGGGCCAAGGCGTCCATGTCGGACGCAGGCCAAAAGCGGTTCGCGTATTCCAGCGGCACCGGCACGATGCAGTCAGCAATGGCGCGGGCGCTCAGCTCGCGCACGAGATCATCGTGCTTCTGCTGGAACAGCTCTGGAAGATCGTCGCCGGTTACACCTGTCACAGCGCGGCCTCCTTTTCAGAGGTCCGTTCTGGGACATTGCGGCGCTTCCGTTCTCTCTCGATGAACTCGTCGACCTTCGCGCCGGTATCGAGATAGACCTGCCCGCCGCTGCGCAAGCGCCCGACCAGCTCAGAGTTACCCACAGCGCGTTTGCCGAAGTAGGACGCTCCCATACCGGTATCGGACAGGAACTTATCAATTTTCGAGAGGAGATCGGCGCTTTGATCAGTCATGATGAGAGCAATATATCCTCGATAGAGGATACGTCAACCATCCGATATGAAGGACGTGCGAAAATATCCGAGATAGAGGATATTGTGCGCATGGATAATGCGGACTGGAGAACGCGTCTGAGGGACGCTTTGGATAGGCGGGGGATGTCTGCGCGCGAGGTGTCGTTAGCCGCAGGCAAGGGACCGGGCTACATTCATTCTATTCTGAAGGAAGGTAGAGACCCCACTGTCGACAACTTGGTCGCTGTTTGCAAAGTGCTAGATGTCACCCTGGCTGAGATCATTTACGGATACGAGATGTCTCCGGAGACGGCTGAGATCCTGTCTCTTCTGGAGGGCTCGCCGGATGCTCGTGAGGGCATTTTGAAACTGCTTCGGAACGCGCGCTCTTAAACTTTGCGAGACATGCGGCTTGCTCTTGCGCCGACAGCGATTTTAACGTCTCAACCAACATGGATACGCGCATAAACAACCCACCCTCACCGTTTGTTCAGAATGGAACATAGGGGGAACAAAAACAAGTAGCGAAGAGGTGATAGCTAAGAAATGATTAACACACCATCCTTCGCTACATGCGCCCTTCTCTCGTTTTTTGTGACCGCTCAGCCCGGAATTTCGATGGATTTTTCTGTGGGAAAAACGGTCGACCAAAGGCGCTACATCATCGGCACCGGCGATATTCATCCACAGGATCAGGTGGTGCTTTCCGCCATGATTGCTTCACTTCCAGAAATCGCGACGGTTGTGCTCTCCTCGCCGGGCGGAAGTGTGACCGCGGCGATCGCTATGGGCGAGACAATGCGGAGCGCTCACATCGACACGATGGTGGCTCCAAAAGGTCAATGCCTTTCCGCCTGCCTGTTCGCCTTCATCGGCGGGACCAAGCGCCACGTGCCTGCCTCGGCGCAGCTCGGCTCGCATCAGTTTAGATGGTCGGACGACAGCCATACCGCGCAAGATGCGCAGATCGCGCAGGCGCTGTCAGCTCGAGTGCTCCGTCACTTCCTCGCAATGGGTGTTGACCCTGACGCGCTGACCTATGTTCTGGAAACGCCACCCAATGATATGTTTGTGTTTACAGACAAAGCACTGGAGAAGTTCAATCTCACCACTCCCTCTGCTGCGACCGAGAAGAAAGCGGTGATGGATCGCTGTACCGGCGAGGCCGCCAATGCTGGCTCGGGCGCAAAGTGCACCGATGAGGCGTACTGGCGCAACATCACGGTACCGGACTTCCTGGAGGCGCACCCAGAATATCAGAATGGCAGCGCTGCCCATGCAGCGCTGGACCGGGAGGTAAGGTTGATACAGTCAAGTGCGTCGAATCCTTTCGACCCGGACATCCTTATCAGAGCCCACAGACGCGTCATGGCCTCATCACCTCAGTGATTTTTTATCCTCTATAGGGGATACATAGATTGACTTATCCTCAATAGAGGATATCTTGATCTCCATCGAAAGTTGCTTCGCCGCAACCTGATTTCACCGATGGAGAAGACATATGCGGAGCCTGCTTGCCGTAGCGGGGACGATTTCGCTCGTCCTGTTTTTCAGCATCACCGATGACGGGTACGCCCGTTGCGCCAAGGCCGCGTCGTTCGCGACGTGCCACAGCACCTTGAACCGTTGAGGTGCTGCGATGAGAAGATGGACCTGCACCAACTGCGGCAGCGTGGAACAGCTCACCATTTATCCTGACGGCTGTTCTTCCTGCGGCAGCGCCATGATCTGCGATGATGGACGCACCACGCATGGCGCGAACGACACCCACATCACCGATTGCTACGAGCTGTTGTATGCGGCGGCGGAAGGCGACGCCGAGGCCAACGTGATCCTCTGGCAGGAGCGCGCACCGAAGACAGTCTACAACGCCGACATGATCGCCGATCTGCTCCTACAGAACCGCATCGCGATGATGCAGGAGATCTACGGAGCCGCGGCATGAGAAACAACAATCTCCCCGTGCTGGTCTTGCACGACCGCCGCATGACGCTCACCCCCGGCACCGTTATCTTCGACCGACGCAGCCGCAAGCTCCGACTGAGGGAGTGCTTGTCCGTCGCTGGAGCGGATGCGCCCTGCGACCTCTGGGAACGCGAAAGCGGATGGAGCACTGACACGGCTCGCGTCCGACCCGCCGACATCGAGTATGTGGAAGTCCTGCCCAAGAGGGTAGCGGAATGAAGAAGACGCTCAACGAAATTGGCAAAGCAGCACTCGCTGCTGCGACTGAGGTGGCACCGGCACCGGACACGGTCCAGCACATCGCGTTCCGCGCCATGCGGGCGCTATACCCGCAGGAAAGCGGATGGCTGCTAGGCATCGTGCTTTCCTTCCCAGCTCCTAACCTTGCAGAAGGCATGTCGGCGCTGTTCCAGGGCGTCGGCATTTTCGGCGACGTGGAAGTGGACCACGTCATCGGCGCGCTGGTCGCATCGCAGTATGGCGAAAGGGCGCTCTGACTTGAGCAAGCACTCGTCCTTCGCCCGCAACAAGCACGACCGCTATCTGTCGCCCTACGAGGCCGCATTACCGCTGCGGCCCTTCCTGCAGGGCGTGGGCACGTTCTCGGAACCGTGCTGCGCGAATGGTCGCCTGATACGCTGGATCGAAAGCTTCGGCCCGACTTGCGTCCACAGCGGCGACATCCAGCTCGGCATTGATGCGCTGGTTGACCCGTGGCTGATGCGCAACCGCGTCGATGCGATCATCACCAACCCGCCTTACACATGGAAAATCCTCGATGCGCTGCTTCGCCGGTTTATCTCGATCGCGCCGACATGGCTGCTGCTCGAGAGCGACTTCGCTTTCAATCTCCAGAGCGCGCACTTCATGTCGATGTGCTCCGACATCGTTCCGATCGGCCGTGTCCGCTGGTTCAGCGAGAGCGAGCATGACAGCAAGGATAATTTCGCCTGGTACCGGTTTCACCAGCAGCACCGGCGCGGCCCGGTGATGCATGTGATGCAGACCATCGACAAGCGCCGCATCCGCAAGCTTTCCCGCCCTGAAATCGAATATCCGGAGATCGAGCGTGCTGCATGATCCGACCAACGTTCCTTTGCCGCTGGCATTGCTCTGCGGCGTAGTCATCGCCGGCACCGTCTACGCCATCGGTGTCGCTCTTGGCCGTCTGTCACGTGAGGCAGAGCGCCGGCGCACTGAGCGTCAGATTTACGAGATCCACAAAAGCATCGCCCGCCACGACGCCATGATGGCCGAGGCGGAACGTGATTACCGCGCCCGCATGGGCTTACCCCTCAAAGGAGACTGCAATGCTTGATAGAGCCCAACACGCCAAGATCCCGAACCCCGTCGATATCTATGTCGGCGGTCGCATCCGCACACGCCGCGCCGCTCTTGGCATGAGCCAGGAAAAGCTGGCCGAAGGCCTCGGCATCACGTTCCAGCAGGTCCAGAAATATGAGAAGGGCACAAATCGTGTCGGTGCAAGCCGTCTTCATCGTATCGCGGAGGTCCTGTCGGTCTCTCCAAGCTTCTTCTTCCACAACGCGCCAAGCCATGGCGTCGCGAAGTTCAGCAGCGAGGGCGAAGATACGCTGACCGAGTTCATGCAGCGTGCGGACGGGCAGAAGTTGGCCAAGGCGTGGCTGAAGATCGGCGACAGCGATGCCCGTCGGAAGCTTCTTACCGTGATCGAACTCGTCGCCAACAGATCCACAAGCGACGAAATTTAATCTTCAACTTGAGGACTTCTTATGAAGCCATTGTTTTTAATGGCGGCAATAGCCGTTATCGCGATCAGTTCTGAGGCCAAGGCGGCACCGATCCGACTATGCACCGGATCGGACAGCGGTGTCTACTTCGCCGCTGGCGATGCCATCGCCAAGATGGCCGGGAAAAGCGTGAGCGTGGTCAACGTGCCGACGGAAGGCACGATCGACAACCTCGAGCGCGTCCTCGACCTCGACCCGGCCAATCCGGAGGCCTGCGACGCCATGATCGGCCAGCCGGACGGCCCGGTCTATGTCGGGCGCTCTTCCCCGGCCAAGGTCAAGAAGCTGCGTCAGGTCGCAACGCTGCACCGGGAATATCTGCACGTGCTGTGCGGCAAGAAGTCCGGCGTCGATGATCTGTCTGACCTGCCCGACGACCCGGCCAAATACTCGATCGCGATCGGCGAGCCCGGCAGCGGCGCGTGGTTGATCTGGCAGAACATTATTGCCGAGGACGATTCCTACGGGAAGGTGCCGGTTCGCAATGAGGGCGGCGTTCTTGCCCTCTCGGCGGTGTCGAGCGGCGAAGCAACATGCATGCTCGTCCCGGCCGGGCTGCGAAACGGCACCGTGACGGAAGCAGATCAGACCTACGGCGATACCGTCATTCTCGCCGGCGCCAATGATCGCGACTTCGACGATGCGACCGATATCAAGGGCGACCCGCTCTATGAGTATCGCGACATCCCGAAGGGCACCTATCCCAAGTCGCTGCAATCCGGCTGGTTCGCATCCCGCAAAACGATTTCGTGGCCCGCCGCTGTCTTCGTGAACACTGATCGAATCGATGCGAAGGCACTGCCCGGCTTCGTCCAGGCAGCGGCACGCGCCGCGCAAGGCATCAAGGCGGAGTACGGCAATTGATCGCCCAGGCAAAAGCGTGGGTGCGGCAGCGGGCGGAAGCAATCGTGGTTACCGCGGCGGTCGCGCTTGTCCTGCTGATGATGCTGACGGGACCAATCATCGACTTCCTGATCTGCATCTGCCTGCTTGGGCTTCTCAAACTTTCACTCTGGCTGGGTAAGCGCTGACCCGCTCCGGTTTCTCCGCCTTTCGGGGCGGGGTTTCCCGAACAGGTCTGATGGAGAACGAAATGACCGATACCGAGCCCACGGTGGCTGACCTCAAACAGCGCTGGGCGGCTGCCAATGAGCGCGTCGAGCTGCTCGACCAGCGGCGTTACAAAATCTTGGAACCTACCCAGCAGGAATGGCTCGAGGCACAGACGGCTTTCCAGAACGTGGTCGAAGAGTGCCAGAAGCAGGATGCGATTTTGTGCGAGCAATGCGGTGCGCCGATCTTCCCAGGCGACGCATATCACGCGGGGATTACTCCCCTCTGCATTCAGTGTGCTCCCACCTATCAGGACTTCATCGATACCCCGGACGTCTTTCTCGACCCGGACGATGAACAGCCGTTACAGCCCGAAACGCTGAAAGCGTGGTTCGACGAGCATATCGCCAGCGGCGGGAAGCCCGAAGATAAGTTGGTGCGGATCTATGAATAACCGCCCTATTCTTTTCAGCCGCTCGATGGTCGCTGCCCTCCTGGCTGGCCGCAAGACCCAGACACGGCGCTTGCTGCCTCACAGTGAGAACCTGACGAAGGTCCGGCGTCTGGATCACTCGACGTGGGAGTTTACCTTCGACCACAAGCCTGACGGCCCGATCGCAGCGCCGCCCCGCATCACCAAGGGCGACCGCTTCTACGTCTGCGAGACGCACTATCGCTACGGCCATTGGGAACCGAAGGGCGACGCCAAGACGCCTCTTGGAAAGCAGAAATGGCACTTCGTCGAGGACTCGGCGGAGGTCGTTTTCGAGACACCCTTGGTCTTCCGCAAGGGCATGCACAACGCTGACCCGCATACGCCGGCGTGGCACCGCCGCATGGGACGTTTTATGTTCCGGAAGCACTCACGCATGACGTTGGAAGTGAAAGACGTTCGCATCGAACGGCTTCAAGACATCAGCGCCGACGACGCCATATCGGAAGGTTTGCAGAAGCTCCGCGCCTCCGGGCGCTACGTCGTGGATCAGGGCGATCAGTATTTCGGTCTTGCCTCGCATGCCCCCCGTGAAGTTTTCGAATGGTTGTGGGATGTCATCAACGTCAAGCATCCATGGAAAACGAACCCGTGGGTGATCGCCTACACCTTCGTCACCATTAACGCCAACATCGACCAGGTGGCGGCATGAAGGCACAAGCTCACTTCGACACCCTGCCCCGCCGCAACCGTCGCCTGATCCTGCGCGATGAAGCGATCGCGCGCAGATCCGGCAAATGGAAGGCATGGGAAACCGTTACCTTCCCGCGCGGCAGCGTCTCGCCGCACGGCTGGACCGCTGAGTTTACCACGGCGCACCGCAACGGGGTGTTCAGCGTCCTCGATCGGACTTTGCCCGACGGCACCCGCCACCTCGGCATTATGGCGCTTTCCGGCGTCCGACCGACGTGGACAGAGATGCAACGCATCAAGGACGAGCTGGCCGGCCCGGAAGCCACGGCGGTCGAAGTCTACCCGCCGAAGGCCGAAATCATCGATGCGGCTGACATGTATCACCTGTGGGTGCTGCCAGCGCCCCTTCCCTTTTCTCTTTACCCGAGGACAAACCATGACTGAAACGGCACCGGCGAACCTGCAAGAATACGTTCTGGCGCAGGTCGCAGCGAAGACGTCGGAAGAACACATCCGTCAGCTGATCGACAAGAAACTCGACGAGGCCATCCAAGGCGCCGTCAACGACGAGTTTAGCTGGAACGGCAATCTCAAGAAGCAGATCACAGAGGCGGTCAGCGGAGCGCTCCAAGTTGGAGGCAGGCTCGACCTCCCCGCCTACGGCGTCATGGTAATGGCGCTGCTTCGCGAAAAGCTCGACCAGAACATTTCCGAGCTGCTCAACAAGAAGCTGGCTGACGAAATGCAGAGCATGCTCCAGATCGCACCAAAGGAACTCAAGTTCTCCAGCGTCATCGAGGCTTTGACTGAGGAAGCGAAAGAGAAAGGCGACGGTTGGGGGAAAATTGCCGTCTTCATTAAGGAGAGCGAGGGGAAGGTGCTTGCAGGGTGCTACCATGTCGGTCTTGACCCAGATGGTGACATCAACCGAAGCTACCAGTGCGAAACTCATTTCTACGTCGGTTCGGACGGGGTTATCTCTAGCCTCTCCATCAACAAACGTGACGTAAGCAAGGTCGTCGGCATCGGCTCCTATTGGGGCTACCAGAAGATGATCTTCTCCGCCTATGCGTGCGGCTCTAAGCTCATCATGGACGAACTCGATCCGTCCCTCGAATATGGGGAGTATTGAGCATGGCGAGACCTGCCTCCCCCGTTTCCGACCTCCTCATTGAGCGAGCCGTCGAGCTTTGGTGCCGCGCGCTGCGCAGCCCGAAATTTGACAACGGCGATAACAGCGAGCGCGGCTTCTTCGCCTCTGGGCTTGCGGGCATCAACAGCGACGCCGCGGCTGCCGAGGTCGACGAGTTCGACCAGGCGGTAGGGCGCTTTCGCAATATCCTTGTCACCAAGCTCAAGTTCCTTCGTGACCACGATGGGCAGCCGAGCGGCGAGCAGGGTCAGCACGGGCCGCGCTACTACTACTTCGACGGCTGCCTGAGCACTGATTACCAGCCGGACAAGGATTTAGCCGAGGCAGCGACCGAGGCCGGAATACCGCACAAGCTTTTCTCCTGGAAGTCGAGCGTCAACCTCTACAGCCCGGGCGCGGTTTGCTCGTCATTCGGATACGGGGCTCCTGCAGTTTACCACTATCCAATGCCCGAAGGCCGGTGGCTCGTCACAATGCTGCGCGGGGAAGACATGCCATCCATCATCAAGGCGGTCGAAGAAGGTCGTTTGCCTGACTTACAGGTGGAAGAGTGGGTGCCCGCCAATGGCTGAAACCTCCGCGATAGAGTGGTGCGACGCCACGGTAAACTTCTGGTGGGGCTGCACGAAGGTCTCCCCTGGCTGCGATCATTGCTATGCCGAGACATTGAACGCTTTCCGCGGCACCGGCGAGTGGGGCCCGAACGCGCCAAGGCGGAAGATCAAGGGCGCAGTCTCACTGCTGCGCATGCTGAACCGCAAATCCGCGACATCCTTCTTCAGCGAGCGTGGCCGCTCCATCCGTGTGTTCATGCAGTCGATGTCAGACACCTTCGATAACGAGGTTTCTGACGACTGGCGCGCCGAGCTGTTCGCGGAAGCGAAGGAAGCCCGCTGGGTGAAGATCATCCTATTGACCAAGCGCGGCGCAAACGTCCCAAAGATGGTCCCTCCCGACTGGCTGGACGCCTGGCCGAAACACATCGGCCTGATGTTCTCCATCACCAACCAGCGCGAAGCCGATCGAGACATCCCCCGCCTCATCGACCTGAAGAAGCGTCTCGGCTTGCCGTGGATCGGATTGAGCCTCGAGCCTCTCCTTGGCCGCGTCCGGCTAAAGGCGGAATGGCTCGATCATCGATTGGGTGATCGTCGGCGGAGAGAGCGGTACCGATGCCAGACCGATGCACCCGCAATGGCTCGACGATATCAAGAATGCATGGCGTACCGCAACAACGCCGCACACTAGATAGGCAAATTTTTCGGTGGCGCCATGAGTGATCGCATCACCTTTGTAAACACGTCCTCCCTTGTGGCCACGAAGCTCGTATCCCCAATTTCTTTCGAGATCAACGCAACGAAAAGTTGACATGCCATGAAGCTATCCACATCCCTTTGATGAATGTGAGTTGGGGGCGCACAATGACGTTACAGAAGTTTAAGTGGGACACGGTTGAACTATTCGACCCAGAGAGTCTTGTGTTCGAAGGAAATGGCGCGAAGCATGAAGCATCAGAAATCGCATTAGGACAACGCGACCTTCTTAATTTCATCGTGCGACGGGCGCTGGAATACGGAAGAGATATTCCCGCAATCACGAGTGTAGGGAATTATTTCTTCGAAGCATTTGGTGGAGCCCTCGCAACATCCGTACGTGTGGTATCAGCTCAAAATGGCTCTTTCATCGTAGAAAGCCCCTACCCGGTCCTAACCCATCAAAGGGTGGTGGATTGGGATAACCGAATTCGTTCCGAAATCGCCCGCGTTACGCGTGCTGAAACAAGGAACCTCGCGTGGTTTATATTGGGAGCCTTAGGCTTCTTTCAGTATCGCTCAAGTGAGGCACCAGGCGCAATCGAACCTGGCAGCTTCCCCCCCCAAATTTCCGGCATGATGGAATTCTCCGCGATGCTGACGCATAGACTGGCCTTCACTGAGGCAACTTCGGAGAGAGCTCAACGACTAAAGAGGCTCCATGATGATGCAGAGAAAGCGGTTGAAAAGATCGGTATCGAGCGCGTTGCACACGAGGAGTTTATAAAGGTATTAAAAGAGAAACTTGCTGAGGTCGACACAGCATCGGACTTGTTGACAGCTAAAGTCAGCAAAGTTTCGAAATCCAATAGAGAGCAGTCATCGCACTTCACTCAACTCCTGCAGCAGCAGCGAGCCGAATTCGAAGCCACTCTGACTCAAGCTCAGACGGCCGCGGAGCAAAGTTTATTGGATCATTCTGCGCAGATAAGTGACCGGCTGAACTTAAGGCTCGTCACCCAGCGTTGGCACGACGTTAGAAAGCGAGCGAAGCGCACTCTCTGGGCATCAGGTATCGCGATTTTTCTTATGTTTGTGTTGGCGTCGGCTATCATCGCTAGACATGGCCATGAAATACTGGATTTTTTGATGCCGTTTGATCTGAAAACGATGTATCTCAACACCACCGCTACCGGCGTTCTGAGTATGCAAATCGCTAGAATGGCCTTGGTAGCAGTTCCCATCGCGACATACTTCTGGCTACTCAAGATTATCGTGCGCATATTCATGCGGTCGCTTGTGCTCATGGACGACGCAGACCAACGCGCTACCATCATGGACAGCTACTATGCGCTGACGGGAGACGGAATGACAGATGAGCGTGCCTTACCAATGATGCTCTGGGCAATTTTCCGTCCGTTACCCGGGCACGGGCCAGATGGGATTGAGCCACCAGATTTTACTGAGGCGATAAACGCTGGCTTAAAAATAGGCTCAAAATAAACTTGCTCGCGGATCGGCAGCGAGGTGCAGATCTCTACCTGCCTGTTTGCTTCGAGGAAACTATGTCACAGATCGATACAGACCGCCCAATAACTGGCGTTGCAGACGATGAGTTCGGTTTCGCAGACACCGCTGAGAAACTAGCCGCGTCGATAGCTGGTCTCACCAAAAGCGAGGGCATGGTCTTCGGTGTTGAGGGTCAATGGGGATCTGGAAAATCAAGTTTTCTGAATTTCTTACGTTCAGCTATAGCCACGCACCACACTCAGATTAATGTCGTAACTCTTTCGCCTTGGCTTACTGGCGACGCTTCGAGCTTGGTAAGCAGTTTGATGGCAGCAGTAGCCCCGGTATTAGAACAATTAGAAGACGATAAGAGCGGAGAGAATGAGGGCCGCGTCAAACAGAACATTGCCGACGCCGCTGATGTTCTGAGAAAGTATGCACTCAAGACGACTCGGAGTTTGACACCAGTAGCACAATTCGCCGGCCTTTTTCTGCCAATGGCGGCCGTCATGAAGGAAGGGCTTGAAATCGCGTCCGGTACACTAGACCGACTGGGATCAGAGCCAACGGAAACAGCTCTCAAGCAAAAGATCATCGCGCGCATAACTGCGCTCGAAGCTCAATTTGTTGTGATGATTGATGACCTTGACCGTTTGGAGCCTGCTCAGGCATTGGAGGTCGTGCGGTTGGTCCGCTCAGTAGCCGACTTTCCAAATTTCGTTTATGTACTCTGCTATGATCGAGCTGTTTTAGCCCATGCGATAAAGCTCGGTCTAAACGTCGTCGACGGCGATCAGTATCTGCAAAAAATTGTACAGCTTGCCTACACATTACCGATGCCGGAGCCCTTTGATCTAAGAATATCTTTCAGATCGAAAATTCTCGCTCTTTACGAAGAGGTTTATGGCGTACCGCTTTGCGGTGATGAGCTAGATGACCTTAACGCTGCAATTGATTCCGAGGGAGGAAGACTCTCCACCCCTAGAGAAGTCAAGCTTGCTTTCAACAACTTGGCTTTTGTTTTGAAGTCGATCAAAGACGATATCTACTTCCCAGATTTGTGCCGAATAAGTTTAATGAAAGTGCTGCGACCCGCGCTCTACGTCTGGGTCCAGGAATATCTGGCAGTTCGCGCTTTGTTGGTTACCGGAGATGCACGTGTTGATGATGATGAGCGCAGAACCCTCGGCGAGCGAATGCTAGCTCTCGTATCACCCGACGATCCCAAATCCATGAAAATTTGGAAGATGCGAGAATACCTCCCTGGAGTTGCGGGCAAAAGCGACCCCAAAGATATGGTTTTTGATACCGTATCTTCCCGCGAAATGAGGTTAGCAATCGAGAAGAAAAGGCTGGGTAGCCCCGTTAATCAAAGGCATTATTTTGCTCTCCAAGGTTCCAAGGCAATGCTTTCAACAGCTGACATGCTGCGACTAAGAACGCTTGCTGGCGAAGATGTTGATGATCTCGTAGATATTCTAACAAAATACATTCGGGAGCCACGTCCGGTAGGGAGAAGCTGGTTCAGCCATATCATTGCGAGATTGGACGAAAACGAGCTAGCCAATTACTCGACCACCGAGCTATGTGGTCTTGTGGAGGCTACCGGGAAGGTAGCTGGAATTGCTTTGAGCAACTTGTGGCGACGCGGAGCTGTGTTCTCGATTGCGGATGAAATCGGCGAACTGATGAAATCCGCTCTTCGTCGCATCAAACTCATCGATACCCCCCTTTTTGATCTCACCCTCGACACATTGCTTACGACTGCAAACGTTTCATGGCTGGTTTCGAGTTTTGTACGGCAAGCCGCCTTTGACAACGGCCTTGTAGGTGATCATGCGATACCAGCTGCCTCGAGAATCTTGTCAGACGAGCAAATACAACGAGCAAAGACGATACTCTCATCGCGATTAGAGGATGAGCGGGAGACACTGATGCCCATTCCGAACCTCGCTGCATTTCTTTTCGGATGGAGAGACTTGCTGGGTTTGGAAGGCGCCCAAAAATGGGTTGAAGAAACCGCTGAGAGTGACGCCGGTCTTGTAGACTTTCTCGACGGTTTGCGCAGCTGGGCAATGAGTTCCTACGTCTACTATCCGCTATCCAAAAAAAGCGTATCGACTTTCGTCAATTTTGAAATCGTTGAAGCGCGATTGGCCGGAATTGAGGTGAGCGGGTCGGTTGAACTTCAGCGACGGGTCGCAGACATTCGAGTAGCTCTTTCTCAAGGTCGAGATGAGCTTTAGATAGCGGGAGTTAGCGACGTTCTCTCAACTATTCGCCCGTTTGAAACGAGTTGATATACGCCGGTTGGCACCAATGGCGAAGCGCTCTCGCCATCACAAGGTGCGAATTCAAATCGTGAAAGCAATTAATAAAGGCGTCGTCGCGCTGATTGGTGGGCACCCAAATAGGGCGTCGAACGCGGGGGGCAGATGAAGGAAGTCACGCGACGCGATATGGCCATACTAGCGACATACTAGGCTACTGCTGCTGTTTGATTCTGTTGAGGTAAAGCTAGGGGAAGTACTGTGGCCAATCCCTGTCCAAACGCTTTCAAAAATCCCACGTCTTGCAAAAAGGCTTCGGGCCCTGCTGAACTTCCTGGATTTAGCGCGTGTGCAATACCATTCCTTTTTTCCATGAAGTCGTTCAGATCCACCATGAAACGACCGTGCGCCGCTCCCTCGCTATCCTCTCCGTAATGTGCTTTGACCGGATCAGACGCTGCTGCAACCAAGCAGACATTACTTAAGCTGGAAACATTGAATAGCTGATTTATTTGAGTGGGTCGCATGTTGCTTTCGTTGTGTATCAACTCCTTGTAGATATCCTGCTCCAAATCACCTTCTATGAACGCGCATACTTTCTCAAAAGACGTCCTTGCCTCTCTAGCAATAGACGTCAATGAAACCGGTGTGCCACCGGTATCAATTTTCGCTCGCGCAATCTCTTCAAGGGTTCGCTTCCACGCTGTCGCCGCGAATTTACGGGGTAACGACCCGGGGTCGCGCACTCGTGCAACCAGCAGCCTTGCGTACTGACGAGCCATTTCGCGCACGAACTCTTCGAACGTCGCAGCGAGTAACAAACTGGCAGAATTTACAGAAGCTATTTTCGTCTTTCTGGAGTTGCGCTGGTCCTGACAAAGCACGACGACTGCGGAGATAGCTTCAAGGTCACTCAAGAAATCTTCTAGAATGATGTCAAATTCCTCAACCATCTCTTACTCACACTGGCTTTAAGATATTTTGCAGCAAATCTATGCGATCGCGCACTGAATCTGCTGTATTTCCCCTGCCAACTAGTATTTCATATTTCACTGCTGTTGAATTTGCTTCCTCGAGGCGCTTTTGTATAGCATCTTTATCTTTCACAAGATTTTGACGCTCGCTCCATAGCCTATTAATTGCTACCATGGATGCGTCATACACGGCTGCAGAAACGCGTTCCTTGCCATCGGTCAATGTTCTTAGAGTGAATGGAGATCCGTCGAAAATCTCGTACAAAGCGGCGAACCGAGTTTTATATTCCTCTTCTGCTTCACGCGCTTGAAATTCATCCATTTTGACCTCTAAAGCTCTGTCCAACATGGACTTCATTGAGCCTCGAATATTGCGAGGGTCCTTTAGAGCGAAATAACGTAGGACGAGCTCGCAATCCTTCATGCTGTTGTAGAGAGCGTTCCTCTGTCTTTCCGGGTTGATGTAATAGTCCTCAGCGTTCTTCTCAGTATACGGTGGGATACCAAAGACATGTGTGAACAGATCAAAACGGCTCAATCGCACGATAGCGTCGTTAAATTGGCCCGGGTTTTGAGCATTCCTCAGCTCTTGCGGATTGAGCTTCATTCCACCTGTGTTGAGACGATCGAATACTAAGCGCCGAATATCGGTGAGTGATAACGACCCCTGCGCGTCTTTTTTCTCTGCTTCACTTTCCAGAAGAAGAACAATTGCCGAAAGACTGGCTCGATCTAAGGTCCGCTTCATTCTTGGGGGAGCAGACGGGTAGCGAAGCCCGTTCAACGGAGACAAAACCTTGAGCCCGGTTAAAGCAAACGAACCTGCAAAGAACTCCCTAATCGTGTTCAGACGCTGTTGACCGTCCATGACTTCATAGCGCGCGGCATCTGTCTCGTAAAAAAAGACCGGAGGAACCGGGATATTTAATAGAAGCGACTCGATCAGGCGAGATTTCTGTGACTGCGACCACCTCAACCGGCGCTGGTACTCGGGGTGCAAGTTGATCGCTTCACGCCTTTCGATCATGTCTCTGATCTGCGGCAACAGAAAATTATTGGTTTGGTAAATTATTCGAAATGCGTTTTGCGCCAGAAACTCATCCGGATCGCGGACATCCTCGCCGGCTACTACTTCATCCGGCTCTTCGGTGTTCCCCAGATCAACATCGACAGTCATTTGATAACTCCGGCTAAAAACAATACGAGGCGCACTTCGCTTTCGGCAGGAAGCGTTACGTCGCAAGCGTATAATAACGGTTAATCTGTATAGCAACGGTAGACGCACAATCGCATTGACATCCATCTTCATGCCATAGCATACTTTCCCATGCGGACAGAAACCGGCCGAGCGCCGGCTTCCCTCATCCTGTTTGGAGTTGCCAATGTCCGACAATCCCGCAAATCTAGTATCGCTCGACAGCTATCTCACCCTAAGAGAGATCACATCCATCATGAAGGTAGCGACGTCCACCCTCTACCGCTGGATGGACGAGGGGAAATTCCCGCGACCGGTGAAGCTGGGCGAGAACTGCACCAGGTGGCGCGTATCCGACATTAAGGTGTGGCAGGACGCCCGGGAGAGAGAGCCCACTCTCAAAAAAACCGGCTGA